AGAGTACGAGGAGCTCCAGAAGTACTTCTACGAGCCGTACAAGGCTCTCGGTGGTAATGGGGCTGCGGAAAAGGTCATGAACAGAGTGGGTCAACTTCAGTTCGGACCTCCGGGGCAGTACGAAGCGGTATTCCAGAGCAGAGAACTAAGGGAGATCAACGATGTCAGTGTCGTCACACGCCAAGCCGCAGAATCCCATGCTGAGTGACAGCGCTTACAACGTCGTGAAGAAGTCGGCCACGATCGTCTTCCCCGCTTCCGCAGCGCTCTACATCGCGTTGGCACAGATCTGGGGGTTTCCTCACGTCGAGGAGGTCGTGGGTACGATCACCGCGGTGAACACCTTCTTCGGAATCGTCGTCCAGATCTCCAAGAAGTCGTACTACGCCAGCAACGCCCCTTACGTCGGTGAGATCAAGGTCGAGAACTCGGTCGACGGGACCCGGAAGGTGTTCTCGTTGGTCGTCGACGGTGACCCCGAGGACCTCGAGACGATGGACCAGGCAACGTTCAAGATCAACAGCGACACGGGTAACAACCCGATCGTCAAGCCCTGAGAGGGATATTCATGGCACTGGGTGCTGAAGAGATCGAGAACCGTTTCGGGTTCCACAAGGCCACCATCGAGGGCGACGATGCGACCAAGCCCAAGCACGCCGATATTCGCGCGGCGTTCAAGGACTTCGCGGAGTACCTGGACGATGTCCTTCCGGACGGTCGGTACAAGGAGCTCATGGAAGTCGACCTCGAGCGAGCCTCGATGTGGTCACATAAGTCCGTGGGCGAGACAGCTCCGCTGATCGACGAGTAACAACAGCATCAGGGGTCGCACATTTTACAAGGCCTATAGTGAGACCCCTACCGGAAGGAACCGCTGTGTTCACTCTGAAGTTTCCCAAGACCAAGCCGACCCAGCTCGAAGAAGAGATCACCCGCATCCTCGACGAGATGAGTCAGATGAAGGTCACCGACCCGGAGTACGCCACGTACGCCGACCGTCTCGTCCAGCTCTACAAGCTCAAGGAAGTCGATTCCGACAAGCGAGTGAGCAAGGACACGATGGTCGCCGCCGCGACGAACCTCGCCGGGATCCTCATCATCATCTCGTACGAGCACGCGCACGTGTTCGGTTCGAGGGCTGCCAGCTTCGTCTTGAAGAACATCAAGTAACGCTCGCTCCACCAAAAGGTACGAACAGAAGGCGTGTAGACCCTAACAAGGTTTACACGCCCTCTGTTTTTTTGCCTAGAAGCTCGCAAGTTTTACAGGTCCTTATGTGAGACCCCTATGAAAGGACCAGCATGGACCTGAAGCAGAAGCTCGACTCGATCAAGACCAAGATCAAGAAGCACCACACTGAAATCTTCGCCGTAACCTCCGCCGGAATTGCTGTCGCAGCAACCATCGGCTGGAAGCTCACCCTCGACAAGCTCGAGAAGTCCAACACGATCAATCGTGAACTTCTCGAGCACGTGACCAAGGGAGAGACTTTCAGTCATGAAGCTGTGTACATCTCCGACGAAACCACGGATGAAGTTCTGAGTGGTAGCAAAGACGTCTGGTTCGACATCCGAGGCAAGCGCTGTGACCTGATCCTGCATTCCGAAGAAGACTGATCTCAACGCCTAAACCCCCACAAGGGGTTTGGGTTTCGCTTGTAGGGGTCTCATTACGGGCTCGCATATTTTACACACCCTATAATGAGACCCCTACGAAAGGAACATCATGAACATCATCCCCGTCACTCCCGCCACTCTCGACATCATCGAGGTTCTGAACGGTGGTGTTCGCCCTGTCATCGAAGACGAAGAGACTTTCTTCATCTTCAACGGTAAGGACGAGCACGCCGACATCGTTACCTCCGATGCTCTCGGAGAGATCGCGCCTGAGTGGATGGCGAAGATCGTGATTCTGTACCGCGGCTGATCTCAAGACCCGACCCCCTACAAGGGGTTTGGGTTTCGCATATTTTACACGGGCTTTAATGAGACCCCTACTACCGATTGGATTCGCCATGAACGCCAAGAAGAACAAGCTCGCCGAGACCAAGGCCAAGCTCAAGAAGTACGCTCCGCAGATCGCCTTCGTCGGCGCCATCGCGGGTGTCTTCGCCGCCGGTTACTTCTCCTCCAAGAACACCCCTGTCATCAACGAAAACATCGAAGAGACTGACAACGAGGTTATCCCTGGAGACTGGGAAGTGATCGCCGCGATCACCTACGACGACCTGACCAAGCTGTCGGAGAGCGACTCCTACGAGGTAACCAACATCGACCGGGACTTCTTCCGCATCAAGGAAACCAAGATCGAAGACTGATCTCAAAGCCTGAACCCCCGCATGGGGTTTGGGTTTTCCTTTTGTACGGGGGTCGCATATTTTACACGTCCTATAATGAGACCCCTACGAAAGAAGGTTGATCCACATGCGTCCTGCTGTCAAAGTTGCCGCTGTCACCACTATTGTTCTCGCCTCTGCCCTGACGGGTGTTTACCAGTACGGTAGGCACCTCATCATCAAGGAGGCGACGAAGAAACAGTGTGATGACATCTTCGACCTTGCCCGCGAGGTGATGAAGGAAAACCGCCAAGCTAGCTGATCTCAAGACCCGACCCCTACAAGGGGTTTGGGTTTCTCTCTCGCATGTTTTACACGCCCTATTATGAGACCCCTACCGAAAGGCAGCATCATGACCAAGAACGACTGGACCAAGTTCCTCTTCTTCGTCCTGGGCGTACTCGTCACCACCGGAATGAACATCGGATCCATCCTCGTCCTCAGGATGAAGGTTACCAAGCGCATGAAGCGCTCGGAGGCCTTCCTCACCGAGAGCGAGAGGATTTTCGAGGAGTTCCGGAACACCGACGAGAACGACCGGGAGAGGCAGAACGAACTCTCGGAGCAGTACGTCAAGCTCATGGAGCAGTACGGAATGTAGCCATCAACGCCCGACCCCGCAAGGGGTTTGGGTTTCTCGCATATTCTACACGGCCTATAATGAGACCCCTACTGATTGGAAACCGCCGTGTTTGGATCCCGTAAGCAGCGCGAACTCCGCATTCGTATCGGTAAGACTGACGACAACGAAAACACCAATTCCGGAGAGGACAAGATCCTTCGCCCCGAAACTGTTCAACTCATTTCTGAGAAGAGCAAAGAAGTAGCGAAGTATGTTGCCCTCACCGCGGTTAGTGCCTACGCCGCCGTCAAAGTCATCGATACTCTTAGCAAGATCGCTGTCAAGAAGACCAAGAGCGCCGACAACAACGAGTAGTTCCACAACCCGACCCCGCAAGGGGTTTGGGTTTCGCCATATTTCCCCTGGAGGAAAAGTATGCTCGATCGAATCTCTATTATGTGGTTGATGCTCGCTTCTGTAACCTTTGGAGCCGCTCTCTATCTCGTCTTCGAACTGTGGACTGTGTTCATCATCCTTGCGACTGTCATCTTGGTCAGGATCTACGAGGCCGTGTACGACAGAAGGACGTAGAACTCGCAGGAATTACACGTCCTATAATGAGACCCCTACCTAGATTGGAAACCCTGTCATGGACGAGAACTTCGAGACCGCCAACGTCGAGACCTCCGAGACCCCTGAAACCAACTTCGGCAAGGAGATCACCAAGACCTTCGCTATCAGCACCGCAGTCTCTGCCGGTGTTATCGCGGGGTTCATGGTGGTTGGCCTGGCCGTGAACAAGTTCCAGGACTTCAAGGCTCGACGTAACGCCAAGCTGGAAGCCGAACTGTTCCAGGAACCCACCAAGGACTGAACCTCAACTACCCGACCCCGCAAGGGGTTTGGGTTTCGCCATATTTCCAGGGGAGTTTTCATGTGGTACGAAATTCTCCGAGTGTTTCTGAGCAGTCTCGTTGCCGGACTCCTGACCATGAAGGGTGCGGCTAAGCTCTGGGACTGGTGGCACAAAACCGATAACTAAGGGGGACAAATGTTCGGACGCAAGAAGATTTATCACTACGTCCTCACGATCGAGGCACCCAACCCGAACGGGTATGGAATGGTCCGCGGTACCTACCACAACCTTCTCGAGTGGAATGGTACCCGGGTTGATGCTCTTCAGAACCGTTTCAGGTACGCCTGTCAGGAGTTGGGTGTCGATGCTGACGCTGGGAACGTGACGACCGTTTTCTGGTCGTTCGAACTCAACAAGCTCTGAGGTGAGTGTCTTGCTGGAAGAGCCCGAGCTGATCACGCTAATCCCTGAAGAGGAACCGGAAGAGCCCCCGCCGCCTCCGAA